GAACCACCGTGCCCCCCGGTTACAAATCGGGTGCTCTACCAGGCTGAGCTAAGCCGGCATTGGTGCCCCCGGATGGACTTAAACCACCGGCCCCAGCCATCGAAAGGCTGTGCTCTATTCGCTGAGCTACGAGGGCGGCGCGCTGTATCGTGCATTTTGCACGGGCGCACAACCCTAAAATTGTAACAAAGTGCCTAAAATCAGGCATTTCCTATAAAATCAACGCACTGTTGACAGGCGTTCATCCAATCTCGTAGGATGCGCCCGTTCGGCATCTCGCCGGACCCCGATGCTTGGTTCTCGGGTAATCAGACAGGAGACGACAAATGGACGTCCGATTCCGGGGTAAGCGAAAAGGCCATCGCAAGTGAACGCGCGCAATCGCATGCGGCGTCACGGCCGGCGCAAGTAGGTCGCTGACTTGGTGAGGCGCCCGCTTGCGAGTGCGGCGGGCGCCAGTCACCTCAGAAGGAGATTTGAGTGTCGGGTAGTTTGGGTCCAATGCCGCAAGGTGTGCCAGGTGGAGGTCTTCCGCCGGGCCTTCAGGCGCCGCCCGGCAATCTCGGCCCGCACACGATCCCGCAGAGCAATCCAGGGAATCTGAAAGGCGCGGTCGAGAAACTCGCCGCCGCAGCGCAGTTGGTCAACGACGCGCTCCCAATGATCCCGCTCGGCACGCCGCTCCACAGCGCGGCCCTGAAGATCGCCACCGATCTCAACAAGCATCTCGGCGAGGCCAAGGAAAACGCCCAGAACACCATGCAGACCATGGTCCAGCACATCCAGCAGATGCGGCAGAACCCCGGTCTCGGTGCAGTCAACCAGGGCGCCCCATCGCCACAGCCGCCCGCAATGGCGCCGCCCCAGATGGCGGCATAGGAGAACCACCATGGCAACCGATCTCGCCGCTCCCGGCCCGTTCGCCCCGTATGTGAAGGCGGTGGCCGAAGACCCGACGCTGATGAAGTATGTGCCGTTCAACAAGATGGACATCAGCGCGAACGCCGTCAGCATGCCGCAGGGCACGATGATCAACGAGCGTCCGCCCGGCATCGAGCATGTCGGTAGCGGCGTGCGCAAGGCCGGCTGATGAGCGACACGGCACCCGACACCGTCGCAGTTCCGCGGTCGCAGTTCGAATTGATGCAGCGCAGCACAGCGCTGCTCGACCAGATGCTCGGCGATCCGACACACGCCCCGATCGTCGAACCTGTGGTGAAGGCGCTGAACCCGAACGCGGTGTTTCCGGCCGCCAAGAGCCGCGAGTCGCTGATGGCGCCGGTCAGGGGTGAGATCGAGCGCATCCGGGCCGAATCCAAGGCGGAACTCGAAGCCGCACTGGCCCGCACTGCCGCGCTGGAAACGAAGCTGACGGAACGCGAAACCCGCGAGGCCGCCGCCGCACAGGCGCAGTCCGACGCCCAGATGCTGGCGCAACTGAAGGCGATCCAGTCCAAGCGCGGCTTCTCGGAAGAGAAGATGCAGGAAGTTCTGACCCGCATGAAGGAGCAGAACAACCCGGATGCCGACGCCGCCGCGGCATGGGTCGCCGAGTCGATCCCCAAGCCTCTACCGGCCGCCGGGCACGATTTTCTGCCGTCCACCGTCGATGTCTACGGCTCCTCGGAAGACCCTGCCACGACCGCGTGGAAGGGCCTGCATGAGAACCCGACGGGGTGGCAGACGCAGGAACTCCGCAACATCGTGAAGGACCCAGAGTTCCTTCGCCTCGGCCAGCAATAGGAGCACCGGTAAGTGTCAGGCGCCATCACCACATTCACCGGCCCGCAAAGCGGCGGTCTGGTTCCTGGCGGTCTTACCGGCCAGCAGCTCTCCTACATCACGCGCCGGGCGATCATCCCGACCGTGTTCGTCCAGGTCTATCAGGCCCACCCGCTGCTTTCGCTGCTGCTGGCAAACACGCAGGCGGCCATGGGCGGCGTCGGGCAGATCACCTTCCCGGTGCAGGGGTCGTCCTTCGTCAGCTTCCAGTGGGGCGGATTCGCCGGCGACTTCCAGATCCCGCAGGACCAGGTGGCGCTCAACCAGGCGCAGTTCAACCTCAAAGCCGGCATGGTGCCGATCGGGTTCTTCGGCTTCGAGTCGATCATCCAGTCGTCCGAGGTGGTCATCCCGAAGTTGCGCGCAGTGACATCCGACGCCGCCGTGGTGATGAAGCAGTCGCTGGCGACCTCGCTGTATTCTTACGTGCCGAACAACACCCCGCCCGGCAACCTCGCACTGGACTCGCTGGTGGGCGCCTACGATGCCGGCACGAATGCACCGGTTTACGGCGGCATCAACCGCTCGCAGAACCCGTATTGGCAGGGCCAGTACTACCCGAACAGTGCGACCATCGCGAACCGGCTTGGCGTGGCCGAGGCCATCGTCAAGGTGCAGACCGGTGCCGGCGGCGAGTCTCCGGACTTCGTCATCATGAACCCAGTCAACTGGGCCGCGCTGATGGCGGACTTCATCTCGTCGGAACTCTACAACACCGACCCGAAGAGCAAGTACGGCCGCGACAGCTTCGTGAACTCCGGCTTCCGTGCCCTTCGCGTGCTCGATGTCCCGGTGTTCTCCGACATGTTCTGCCCAGTCGGCGAGATGTACATGATCAACTCGCGGTATCTCGCGATGTTCATGCACCCGTCGCTTCAGATGTACTTCACCGGCTTCGAGTCGATGATCCCGCAGGGGCAGTTGGCCTCCATCGGCGTGCTCGTGGCGGCACTGAATATGTGCTGCATGAAGCCTTCGTCCGGCGCGCACTTCACTGGCATCACGAATCCGGCGTGGAGCGGTGGTCCGCCGCCGCCGCCGTATCCGGCGAGCCAGATCGGCTTCAACGGCCAACCGCTTCAGTGAGGTAGAGGACCATGGCATCTCGTTTTGGCGGCGTTGGCGTCTCGCTTCCGCTGAACCAGCAGGGAACGAACTGCATCGCGCTTCAGGCGGGCGCGGTCTACTACGTCCCGCCCGGCACGTTCAACGTGCGGCACGGCCCGTACTCCACGGTGCAGACCTTCGATCCCGTGCTCGGCGTGTGGCGCCCGCTCGGGTGCCGACAGTGGCATCTGGGAGCAGGTGGACTCCGACGGCAACAACTACCGCATCGCCAACCAGACCGGGTGCGTGATCGGCGCGCTGCTGACCCAGGCCGGCACCGGCTACACGTCGCCGCCGACCGTGACGGCATCGGCTGGGTCGTCCGTCTGGGAAGCCATTCTCGGATCGGTGGTCAACTCGGTTACCGTGAACGCTGCCGGCGCGAACTACCTCTACCCTCCGGTTGTGCTCATCCAGGCGCCAGGCTTCCCTGGCCTGCCGGCTGCGGCCTACTGCACATTGAACGCATCCGGTGGTGTGTCCAGCGTCACGGTGACTGATGTCGGTGCGGGCTACACGTCAGTTCCGTTCATCACGTTCTTCAACGATCCGCGTGACACGACCGGTGGTGGCGCGGTTGGGACAGCGGTACTTGCCGGACTCGGCACCGTGACCGGCCTGATGGTCACCAACCACGGCGTGCCGATCACCTCCGGCACCGTCCCGACGCTGACCTTCTCCGGCGGCGGCGGTTCGTCGGCAACCGCGACCGCAATCATGGACTGGACAGTCACCAGCTACGCGGTGTCCAACGCGGGCGCGGGCTACGGCGGCGCGGTCGAGATCAGCACCATCGGCACCGGTATCCCGACCACCGCGACCGCCTACACGAACCCGGACTATCAGGCGTCGTTCCTACGCACCCGCCCGGCGCTGCTCTATGGCGCGCTGTCCGGCACCGGCATCACGGCGACCGGGCAAATCCTGCTCGATGGCGGGCACATCGGCGGCATCACCAGCAACATCGGCGCGCTGATCGTCAGCGAGGGTGGTGCAACGACCGTTGCCACGCTGACGCTGGCGGTCGGTGGGGCGAACGACTACCTGTGGATTCAGCAGGGGTAGTTTGAGGTGTGTCCCTCGGGAATTACATCACCCTTGTTCGCGATCTCATAAGGGACCAGCAGGGCCTTTTCGTCTCCGATCAGACGCTGACGAGCTACATCAACGACGCCCGCGCCGCGACATCGGAACTCACGGGCTGCTGCCGGAAGCTGATCGTCGGGCAGGCGCCGTTCGGTGCGCAGGCACAGGCCGGTCTCGCCGTGCCAGGCGGTGCGATGCCGGGAATGCCCCCCACCAGCACGTTCCAGACCATCGCC